CTTCTGATATCTGTCAGCCTTTGATGGCTTACAATGGTGATTACATTCAACATGTGGGATCTAATCCCTCGGGTCAAAACCTCACCGTCTATATTAACTCTATTGTCAACTCACTGTTGTTCCGATGTGCATTTTACCATATTTGCAAGGATCGAAAGAAGACAACATTCCGTGATGTATGTTCGTTGATTACTTACGGAGACGATGCCAAGAGTTCTGTCAAAGAGGGATGGGATGAGTTCAACCACATTAGTGTGGCCAATTTTCTAGCTGAGCGTGATATGAAATTCACTATGCCAGACAAAGAATCTGAACCCACTCCTTACATGACGGATGAGGATGCGGACTTGCTGAAACGCAAGAACGTTTTCAATAAAGAGACCGGATTGATTTTCGGTGCTCTTGACGAGAAGTCCATTTTTAAGAGTTTGCACTCTGTCTTACGTTCAAAAGCTGTAACTAATGAGGAACAGTGTATGTCGAACATTGACGGCGCTTTGCGTGAGTGGTTCTCTCATGGACGCGAAGTTTATGAATCTCGTCGAATGCAAATGAAAGAAGTTGCAGACCGTGCGAACTTGACGTACGGATGCCGAGAACTGGATGTTTCCTATGATGAAGCTTTGGATCGCTTCAGTCAGAAATATGGTGTTCCTTTGTTGGAACCTTGCTTTTCACGTGCTTGTGCCCTATGCTGTTTTGGTGGGCTTCGCATACCGAGGCGGAGATCTTAAGGTAAATTGGCTCAGTCTGCGCGGACGTAAAACGCGTTTTGTAGTAGGACCCGCTTTTCGGGCGGTCTGTTTCTTTAACAGGGTAAAAGTATCGAACTGTAATATATGGATACCTAGATTTAATGTTTTTTCATGTTATGCGTTTTTCTATGGCTTTATTATTTGTATTTTATGTGTATAAATTGATATTATACGTGTATAAATGTGATGCAAGGCTTAGCACTGAGTCCAGCGAAGCCCCAAGTTGTAAATGTGACTTTCTAATGTAAATAATAATGTAAATACTATTTCTAAATGTTTATCAGGTAATCTTAAACCTGTAGGGACGGAATCCCCCACAAAAGTTGTTAATCAACTTAGTGGTACAACTCTCCAACTTTGCGAGTATTGTCGCCATTCTGAGCTTTATTGTAAGTGTCTTGCACTTTCAGATGATGAATCGCTCGAATGGCCTTTTGTCGACGTTCTCGAACCCCAATCAGGAGAGACTCCCCTTGTGGAGGAGGTTGCTAATCCAGCCATCACCGCAGAGACAGTGGAATTTTTGGACCAGAACCCCGCCTGGCATATGGCGGTCGATTCTGAACGTGACTCAACTTTTGATGTTGGTGATGGTCCTAACGCTGATCTTGGCGATTTCTTTGGTCGTGCTGTTGAAATAGCAAGCTTTGATTGGGGAACCGGCTTAACATTCTTTGAATCTTTTGATCCGTGGACATTGTTCTTTGAAAATCCACGTGTTGCGAATCGTTTAGCCAACTATTTCTCACTACGTTGTGATTTAAAGCTGAAATTTCTTGTTAATGGTAATGGGTTTTATTATGGACGACAGTTAGTGTCCTATCTACCCTTAACCTTACAAGATCAATTGACTCAAGCACGAGGACTTGTTTCTCAAGACTTGATTCAGGCTTCACAGCGACCTCACATTTTTCTGGACCCTACCACCAGTATGGGTGGTGAAATGACGTTACCATATTTCTTTTATAAGAATGGTGTGTCAATTCCAGATGCTGAGTATAGTGAATTGGGTCGTATTGATATGTTTTCAATGACCCCCCTCAAGCATGCAAATGGTGCATCCGGAACTGTGCGAATCACAGTTTTAGCTTGGGCGGAAAACTTAACCGTTTCTATGCCAACCGAGGCAACTACTACGTTGACGCCTCAATGTGGAGAAGAACTTTTGGACCCACAATCTGGTAAGGGCAAGAAAAATAGCACCAAAACCAATAAACCAAAACCTAGCAAAACTATTCCTAAAACGTCACCGAAAGGACCGACGCAGAATAGCGACGAATATGGATCTGGACCTATTTCCTATCCAGCGTCAATTGTTGCTAAGGCTGCAGGAGCGCTCGCCAGCGCCCCTGTTATTGGGCCCTATGCTCGCGCGACCCAGATCGCTGCTGGAACTATGGGCAATGTCGCGAAGATTTTTGGTTACTCGCGACCTGCCAGTGTAGAACAAACCCGTCCGTATGTACCGCAATATGCGGGAAACATTGCTTCAACGAACATGATTGATTCATCAGTGAAGCTTTCAACGGACGCAAAACAAGAAGTGACTATTGACCCAACGACTTTTGGTCTAACATCATCGGATGAAATGACAATCAAGTCGATTGCAGGGCGAGAATCCTTCATTACTCAGACTACTTGGAATGTTGCTGACACTCCAGGAACAGTGCTCTTTAATTCACGAGTGACCCCATTTATGTGGGATGAATATGTGGGTACTAATACAGAGCACCATCTGACAGCTGCATGTTTTGCTGCAGCGCCGTTCAAAAACTGGCATGGGACTATGGAATTTCGATTCCAGATCGTATCCTCTGCATTTCACAAAGGCCGTTTGGCGCTTCATTGGGATCCTTATAAGACTGATCCTTCAGAACTGAATGTATCTTACTCCCGAATCATTGATATCGGTGAAGAAAAAGACTTTGTGATGAGAGTGAAATGGGGTCAACTATACCCCTACTGTGTGAATAGACTTGTGGGTACGCAAGATCTTTCTTTTAGAAATCGTGCAACTTTACCCGCTACAACGGCTAACACACCTAGTCAGAATGGCTTCGTGTGTCTCCGTGTTCTCAACGATCTCACAGTTCCTAACTCTTCCATAGATAATGACATTTCGATTAATGTTTTTGTCAGAATGTGTGATGATTTTGAAGTAGTCAATCCCACTGACATCAATATCCAGAATTTCACATTCTTCCCACCACTTCGTGAGGGCATTCTCGTGGAAACTTTTGAGGACGAGGATGAAGAGGAAGAATCAGAAGACTTACCAACACTGCTCAACCCCCAATCTGGGGAGGAAGAACTTAATGTCGCAGATCAAGACTGTACTGAAGAACCCTCTAAACCAACAGCTCCCACCCCTGCTTTTGAAGTGGGTGGTACAAGTGGAGAGGGTGGTCTTGCAGACATATGTTTCGGTGAAGTCATTCCATCGTTTCGCTCTATTTTGAAGCGTTATAATTTCCATACGAATTGGGCTCGCAACGGAATTCGTTCCACAGGGACTATGTGGAGACAATCTCCTAACTTTCCGTATATGCGAGGATTTGCACCTGGTGCAGTGGATTCCTCTAATGATGGACCATACAATTACTGCAAGATGACCATGTTGAACTATGTTTCATCCGCCTTTACGGCGTATCGTGGTGCATTGCGATGGAAACACGTGCTCGTACAGTTTGGAGTATCGGGCGATGATGTCGGCCATTATTTGCATAGAGGGTTAATGCGTGCTGAACGTTATGGATTCGATAAAGGTGCATACCAAATTGGTTGGGACCAATGGATTGGTGAGGACAACGATAATTACGTTCCTTACGAGGAACTTCAGCATTGGAATACTCTCCATGATGGTGCCCACTTGACAGTACAGGAACAAAATCCTATACTCGAGGTAGAATACCCGCATCAATCGCAATTGCGATTTTATCCGTGTAAACGAGCAAATATCACTGACGACAATTCCTATGTGGACTACCATAAGGTTTCCGCGTTGATTAGGCATCCTAGTGGTGATAAGGGTGGTGGATCTCAGATTTTCGACTTCTGTGCAGCTGGAGAAGACTTTAGTCTTCATTTCTTTACCGGTTGCCCGATTATCTATTATGCTCCTACGGACACTTCTCCTTAGGAACGGCTTTTGCTGGCTTAAAAGCAACGGAGAGCGAAACTCCTGCTAATTAAAGATAGTTTTTTAAATATTTGTACTAACAGGCAATAATAAATATCCCTCGGTGGCTGAGGGTGAGATTAATTTCAAAAAGAGCCGCGCCGAATGAATATGTACTCGGAATTTTATCCTAGTTATAGACATGCCATTCGGCGTGTCTCTAGGTTTTTATGAGTCACAAATTTAGTAGCGCGGCCCTATCTACAATCGTAAGATGTAGAATTAGGGGGACTTTACCATTGTGGAAGTCCCCCCGCTTGGGCCAC